GAAAGAAGTGACGTAATGAGTCAACAGTTCTTTTTGTTCTGATATCAAATCACTATCATATTTTTCATTAAATTTACTAGCAAACTTTCGATATGTTAAAGCATCTATAGTTGGCATATCTTTTCTGCTCTCAGAGACTACTATCATATTTTTTATTATATCCCCTTCTAGCATTACCTTAGAACGCGGAGAAGACTTTACTGAAAGAATCTGTTGTATTGTCGCCAAACAACGATAGTTTGGCACAAAGTTATTAAATGTCTCCGATGTTAATTCTTTATTAATGTCATGAATTAGGTCTGTTTGTTTCTTAAACAAACTGTCCGGGTCAATTAACTTTTTTTGAGCCTTAACTTCTATTAAAATTTTATTAGCAATATCTTCTGAGGAGACTGTATTCTCATAAAGAGAGCGGTAACATTCCAGATCTTTATAGAGCAAACTTTCTGAATTAAAGTGCTTTTTGATAATTGAAAAAACTTTTTCTTTTCTTTGAGTATCTTGTTTGACTATCGCTACTGTCGCCTCTCTTATAAGAGCCTCGTATACAAATGCCGTGTTTCTCTTTTTATTATGTTTATTCTTCTTCACCATCTATTTGCTCCAATAAAGTATTGCTTTTTTTGCTGAGTCCACTTATTAGTTCCTTAATGGAAGAATTTATCTCGAAAAGCTTCTTTTCTTCCTTTTGCTCCGCTTTATCATAACTAGTTATATCTTCTTGATAAATACCAACGTTGGCTCCAATAGAAGCTGCTAAGCCTGTTATTTCACTACCGGGAAGAATGTTTCTAGTTGTGGAACTGGCAATTTGCTGTCCCCATTTGCTTGAATTGTGGCGCTTTCGCGCACCGGCATTGCGTCTATCATCTCGCTTCGGATAATAGACTTTGCCTTTAGCGCCGGGAGTTAAACGAGGAGAGTTGCGAGAACCCGGTGGTACCGCCAATAGCGCAGAATCATCGCCTCCACCACCTTCATCACCACCACCTAATGCATCGGCAGCTTCGCCGCCAGCGTCAATTGCGTCCATTTCCTCCGGACCTCCTAGATCTAGATCTCCCATGTCACTACCCATGTCCATTCCGCCTAATCCTCCGGCTTCCGATGCTATCGATGCTTCTGCAACTTGCTGTAGCTTAGTATCATGCTCACGATCATAATACATTTCTCGTTGATTTCGAATAAACTCTTCATGGGACATCCCAAAGACTCTTTCGGAAACCCATCGTCTAGAAAAGTATCCTTCAGTTGCAGAGGCGGCAATATCAAATTTAGTCTTCCAGTGTTCCAACTCTTGAAGTTCTGCTATTTTTGAAGGATTATTGAGAGACAAGTCGAAACTCAGCAAATCATCACCACGAAATCCTAAAGTATAAAGATGAATAATGCCAACTTTTGTCAACTCAGCAATAATTACTCGCTGCAACCGCTGAATAGTTCGTGCAAATCGGATATCTTTCATAGCTAAAGTGCTTTTATCCTCAGAGGCACCTTCTCCCATGGTCAAATAAGACTGCGGCACTTTAAGTGCTGAAAATAGTTTATCCCGAAGATATTTAATATCATCGATTGCAGTAATGTTCTGAGCACCTGCCAGAGATTGGATATCAGTAACCGATCCAGCACGAACAGGAATATAATAATCTTCTTCAATACTCATCGGATTATAACGCAAATCAACACGACCAGTGCTAGGATCGACAACAGAATGTCTTTTTAGCTGTGTAACAATCTTTTCCATATATTGTTCAACATCTGCTGACGGGATTGCACCAACATCAATTTTAAATACTCTGCGCTCTGAAGAACGGACAACGCGATACGCCATCATTGCGTCTTCCATCAAAGTAAGCTGCCTCCAGATGCGTCTAGACGGTTCTAGAACACTGGTACCATATGGCATCTGCTTATCGTTTCCTAAAATACGAAAATGGCTTATCTGCCAGTTTTCAAATGTCATTCCTCCAGAGTTCCACTGATATTGTACGTAGTTTGGGTTGGTGGAGTCTTGACCTTCTAACCTTTCTACCTCTTGGGAGGGCAGTGCAATAACAGACTTTATTCCGTATTTATCATCGATATCTAGATACAAAAAGAAGTCACCGTACTTGCACATTGTACGACTCCACCCAAAAAGATTATATTGTAAATTTAAAACTTGATCGAATAATATTTGTAGTACAGCACGAATTTCTTCATTCGGGCACTTAATATTTAACATTGGGCGCAAATCGGAATAAGTAGTCATCTCATCAGCATATATATCAAGAGTGCTAGCAATCTCTGGGGTATATTCCATTTGATCAAAATCTATATATCTTTCAGTTCTTCTCTGGTTGGCAATTGCGTCAGTGGCAACAACATCTAGTGGGTTATATAAAGACTTTTTAAACTGTTGTCCGGATGCGCTTTTGAATCTTGAACTATATTTGTCTAGATGCTGTCTGCGTATTTTTCTTCCAGACTGTGAACGATAATTAATTATCGGCCCAGAAAATAATCTAGTTAACGCCTTAAATAAATCTGATTGGGGATTGTTTGGGTTCCTACCCGTTGTTCTCTTTTTAGCCATTTATTAATCTCACTTTATGATCCATTTATATTGATTATATAAATTTTCTGCTTCTTTCATTTTATCAAATATGTTATCATTTTTATAGCCCACTTGTCCTTTAATTTTAGTATTAAAAGATGTCTTAGAGATTATAATTGACTGCGCAAAAGCTTTTTGATAATTTAAATCTCTCGCATTTGTCTGCAATGCTGTATCTCTAACCCAGCAAGCAATTGCTAAAGCCATAATTAAATCATCATGGTAGGATCTCATTGCTTGTGGTTTCCCATTCTTCCAAATAAAAGTCCTCATTTCATTAATGGTTCTAGAAGAATATATTTTAATTAGTTTATTTCTTATAAACTCTTCCATTTTTGCTATAATAAGCGGTCTAGTCTTCATGCTAGTCGAAAAACCGGCTACTGAACTGTTAATCACTTCTGCTTGATGTTGATTGATATATTCGTGTGTTGATTTAACTGAATAATATAAGTTTGGATACTGATATTCGATTAATTTATCTAATACAGTATAGCCAATATTATTATTTTCAACAACCAACATACAACCCCCGAACTCTCTGCCGGTCTGGTTAAGCATCGATGCAAACATATCTGGATTTGGTTTTCCTTGATATTCAGCAATTGCTGATAGCGTTTCTAATTCAATAATATGAAATGTGGAAAAGTCTTCCCCGTCGCCTCTAGCAACGTCAGCAACCATTAAATAATTACAAGTAGGATCATACTCTTCCCAAATCCAAAAATTTCTATCAAAACCGGTTCTATATTTTGGCTCCTTCACTAAAGATAATAAATATTCGATATCATCACCATCAATAACAGTCTCGCCGGATGTATTGAAATTACATTCCAACTCTTGTGCGATCTGTCGCCTAGACATATTCTTTGTCTCTTTGTCGAACCAAATTTGGTCCCTATCCGGATGCACGTCCCATGGGAGGTTTGTAAGCTTAAAATTGTTTGAGCCAGCCTCTGCATCTGTGCAAGTTTTATGAAACCAGTTACCTACACCATTGGGCGTGGAAAGAGCAATACAGCGACCACCTGTAGATAGCGTAGGGTACAAGCCGGTCCACAGTTCTTCTAACCCCTCAATGTGCGCTGCCTCATCAAGAACCAAAAGAGAAAGAGCCTCTGAACGACCAGCATCACCTGAAGTCGAAGAGGCTTTAATTTGAGAACCATTTGACAGCACAAACGATGTTCTGTTATCTATATCGATAGTAGCAATGCGTAACCAGTCTGGAAGATTTTTCATAATCTTCTTAACTTTATTAACCAAGTTTCCTGCTGTAGAAAATTTAGTTGCCATAACCAAGACATTTTTATCGCGATGGAAAAGCAGCATCCAAACAACATATCCGGCAGTAATGGTAGAAATACCTAACTGCCGCGCTTTTAAAATAATGTTGAAACGATAATCGTTAAAATCTTTTAATAAATCATCTTGAAACGGATAAGTATTAAAAGGTACTAGACCGTGCAACGGGTGAGAAATGCGCGCATATGTCTTAAGAAAATAAGACGGATCCTTCCCGCATTTTAATATTTCTCTTACTCGTTGTTTTCTGTCTAGCTTGAAAGTCATTCATTCTCTGTGTCTGTTTTAAATAGTCGTTCCTTAAGTCTAGTTTTTGACACTTTCATTTTTTAGTTTCTTTTTTGCGGGTATCGTTTTGTGGGCGCTTTCCACCCTTACCATTCCAGCCACCTTGGCTTAAAAATGATTTCCAATATTCATCCGGAGCCTTTGAACCACCATCAATATTCATTTCTTCATTTAATCCGCCAACTTTATAATGCATCTTAGCTGTGACCCATGAACGCACTCTAGTAGAGTTCTCAACAAGAATATCAACCTCGCCTTCTTTAGTGAGAGCTACGGAGTTGCCGGTTATTTTAGAATATTCTTTTTTAAGGAACTTTACAATTTCTGCCAACTGTCTTTCAATGTCTTCTTCGAAGCCGCTAGCATAAACTTCTTTAAGCATAACTTCTGAATGATATGATAGGCACATCATATTTCCATAAAAGCGAACACCAAAGCCGTCCATGACTCTTTTATCTAGAATCGGATCACCTTCTTCTCTTTTAAGTCCAGCCAGCAAGGGCTCGCCTTTTTCGTCTAATGCACCATCATAAGCGTTCGCTGCCGCTTGTGATAGTCCTTGAACGATTTCGTAAACTGTTGCCATTTTGTTATTCCTTATTTATATTCTTTAATCTTGCTTGTGAGACTTTCATTGTTTAATTTATTTTCCTTAATTTAAATATTAGGTCGCCAACCTTTTGACCATCTTTCTTCTCGTCCCTCAACATATTTTATGTAGCATTGCCCGCAACAATTAAATTTAATCAGACAAACATCATCAAAAGTTCTCTTTGGTACACTACCACAAACCGGACAGTGTGACATAGATTCCCTATTAAATAGTTTTTTGGATACCTTTATGCCATTAATGTCTATTTTCTCATCAGAAATCTCGTTATGTTTAATTTTCTTATACATCTCGCTCATTTGTTCGAGATATTCTTTTTCTTTTTCTTCTGTCCAATTGGCTTTTGGGTTTTGAATAGCCTCTTCACCGTACTTCTTTGATATTGCTTGTTCTATAGCAGCAACTCTATCAGGATTTTTAATTGACATTGAAAGCTCTGTATGCTGAATAAGATGCGGCAGTACCGGCGATTAGTCCTCCAGTAAACCAAACCCACTTGCTGACACCGGAATTGGAAGAAATAACTGTTTCTAAATTCTCTATTTGTAAATTCTTTGCTTCAATTGCCTGTTGATACTCCACATTAAGCGCGCTGTATCTAGAGTTCATATTTTGGATTGTTAACTGATGTTCTGTTTGTAATAAATCAATTCTATATTCTATTTCTAAGTCGCAGTTTAACTGTACTTCTTTTGGAGCAACAATTAATTCTGCTGTTGCTTCTGGGTCGAATAAAGTGCCCTCAAAAGGGGCTGGCTCATTAGCGCTAAGAAAAGTGAATTTTGTCTCTCCTGCATTAGCTAATGTCATTAATAAACTAAGGTACATATGTAAATCCGTAACGTTGGGTTATAGCATCAATCAAATTTTGTTTGTTCAGAGAAAAGTCTCTTACAAATTCTTGTCTTTCTTCTTGTGAAAGCTTTTCTATTTCATCTTGCGCGTTTATATATCTTTCTTCTATTTCAATAACTCTCTCTTTATATTCTTGTAGAGCTTTTTCTCGCTCTGCTATTTCATCTGCGTGAATTTGTTTAAGACCCTCTATCTGCTGCATCATTGCTTGTTCAGCAGCGTCGTGACTATCGCGCATCTGATTGATATCATGTTTAGATTTTAACATAAGAAACATCAGAAGTAAAGATAAAAGAATCTCTTTCCAATGCTTTTTAAAAATATTAAATATTTGAATCAAGGCTCCTCAAACCTTTTGTATGGGTTTAACATTTCTACCATAACCGCGATCTAATTCGACCGGCTTCCACCTTTTAAATCTTACCCAATCCTTCAATTCAAATTCGGATAGTTTTCGCCATGAACCCCCGTCTTTTATTTCAGGATCAGAACTATTCCCTCTAACCCATTCATCCGGAATTATTCTTGTATTATAATACCTATGTGCTATATCTGATGGGTTCGTTTTAATTATATCATCTTCGATTGCCCCATAATATAAAGCCATATTATTTATAAATTTTACTGCGTCCTTAAAAGCTGACATATTATCAGATAAACTTTGATTAAAATCCGGTCGCCTTCCGGCATAGCCACTATATTTATCTAAGTATTTGGACTCTTCCATTCTTAGCTTTGGTGTCATAAAAGATGTATATTTGTCATATGCAACATTTGTCATATTAGTATTATTGGTGTTTGCAGTATATAAGAGAGCACCATTTAATATCGCATTTGTCAAATTAGCATTTGACAGGTTCGTAAAATCTAAATAAGCATTCTCTAAGTTCGCATCGGTCATATTGGCCCCTGTCATATCAGCACTTGATAAATCAGTATATGATAGATTGGCACCTTTCAGATCAGCGCCTGACAGATTAGCTTTTCTCAGACCAGCACCTTTCAGATTAGCACCTTTCAGATTAGCGCTGGATAAATTAATATTTTTCAGATCAGTGCCTGACAGATCCATCCCTGCTAAATTAACACCAACAAAAAAGTTATAGTCGATAGGTGTGCCTATGCTATTTGCAAGTTCAATCGCTTGTTGGCGGTAATCGGGATTAAAATAAAGTTGAAATAGTTTTGTTTTCATGTCATTATTTTCATCTTCTAACGACTCTCTTATGATTTGTTTTAATATTGGCTTTGTTAGTTTCATCCTATATACTGCTCTTCATTTTAACAATACCGTCGATAACTGATTGACCACCAAGATAAAGTCCGGAAATAATAACCCAGTCACCTGACGCGATCATTCCGTAAGACATTAAGCCCGTTGCAGTAAGCCAAACAAGAAACTTTCTTGAAATAGCCTTCTCCACTAATTTATCTAATTTTCCTTTTGCTGCTGCCATCATTATTTACCTCTTTTTATTTGATAGACTGTTCTCTGTAATCCTCTGGTTTTATTCCAGTATACCATGCATCGTATGGATTAGGATCATCTTCGCCTATTTGAAATCCGCCAACTTCAACTGTTTTAATCCAATCCATAAAAGATAGTCGGCCTTTCTCTGCTTGTTTTATTTTTTCTTTTTCTCTTTCTAACTCACCATCGGGATCAAGCTGTTCCAATATATCGTTTCCAAACATTTCTGCGGCTTCTTCATTTGTTAAGATTACTTGCAGTTCTTCTTTAATCATATCCTCAATATTTATTTTATTAATATCTTTAGCTGCGCTAGCTTTAGAATACTCTCTACCAAACAATTTGCCACTTTGATTTGATAAATAACTTATTGACTTTTTCTGACTTTCTTTATCTAATTGTGATAGATATCGGTTATGATTGCTAAGTAATTTTTTAACGACCTGAGACATCTTGTTGTATTCATCAGGTATCAGTTCCCAACTGTGATCTGAAGCTGCACCAACCATTGGTTCGTAGCAGTCATCATTAGGATCATCTGGAGTCATATCGCCATCATAATCAAAAGTATCATGAGGATCGGCTTTTGTTCCTTTGCCTGTTCTTCTTTTGACTGCTATACTCCCTTTTAATTCCAGCTTTTTCCAAAACTCTGAAGCTTTATCTAAAGTACCCATCATATGATCGGAAGTTAATCCGGCACCCAGCGAGTTGACATAAAACATTCCGATCTTATATAAGTCCAGTCCATATCCTTGACTTTGAAATTTACTATCAACCGCGATTCCTTCAACTTGATAAGTCTTAGAAATACATTTGTTATCCGTTACACTCATATCAATCATACCAATAACTTCATTTGATCCTCCTGCATTAATGCGATATAACTGGATATTAAATTCGGAATCTTTCCCGTAGTTATAGCTATCGATAGTTTCAACATTAATAGCTAATCCTTCTAACCTTTCAGACTCAACTTCCTCTAAAATAATTCTTTTAATTTCTTTTAAACTAAATTTCATTCTTTTGTTAACCTCAAAAATTTATCTCTAAGCATTACTGTAATTCCAAACGGCTTTGGCACCAAAACATATTCTATTTTTTTATCAATAAAATTGGGATAAGACAAACGATTATACCGCATTATTTCTTCGCACTCGGCTTCATCGTCGTCCCAATGCTTTTGTATATTAAATAGTATAAGTTTTTCTATTTTCTTACGACCGTTTGTATATATAATTTGTTTTATCGGCAAAGATAGTTCTTTGACTAATTTTTCTGGAGAAGGGCTTTCATCCCATTCATAACTAAAGCCCTCATATATTGGTTTTATTCTAGAAGTAATTATATAAATATTATGACCGCTTTCATGCAGTTCTCTAACAATATTAATATTTTGATCATGAGGGGAATCATAAACAACGTCTATGATTTCACCTGTAGGGCTGTATATATATTTGTATTTTATAAGCGTATTGTCATAATCGAAAGAATAATTCACTATCTATTAGCCCTATTTATAATTTACTTCTTCTACTTTATAGCCAGATGCAAAATAATCATCTTCAATCATAAGATTATCGTCGTCGCTAAGTGTAATATAAACTTCGCTTGAACTTGGGCCATACCCGGCGTCGTCAGCTACGCCGACTTTTACTACATCGCCACCCCCATCAGAAGTTTTAATATTCATACGCATTAACATGCGAACCGCTGCTCGATAATTGCGATCCGCTTCAAGTCTTTCGCGGGAATCGCTATAAGTTTGAAAATCAGGCTCGCCCAGCGGATCATAAGTGTTAGCCGCTGCATCACCAATATTGGAATCAGATAATGCGGCTTGAATTGTTTTCACAGCTTTGTGAAAGTCCTCAGCCGCATTCCCAGCAATATTGCTGGATTCAGAAATTAAATTCACAACTTCTTCTTTAATAATTTTCTTTAATTTACTTTTTGTAATTTTCATTGGTTTATCCTCGCAAATCCTTTGTTTTTTTCAATAACAATTTGCATATCTACGCAGTCCTTTAAAGAATCCAAGTGAGATATTAACAAAACATTTTTGAAATATACTTTAATTAGTTCCAATATCCGAATAAAGCCTTCCATATTTTCTTCATCTAATGCTGTACCCGGCTCATCTAGAATAAAAATATCTGCTTTTGGAAGCGATGAGACACTAAGAAGCGACAAGCGAATTGCAATTGCTGCCATTGTCTTTTCTGCCCCAGAACCCATCTCAATCGGTCGTGGATCATGTCGTGGGTGCTTGATAAAAATATCAAGCTTATTACCATTGCTCTCAAAAAATACTTCGAACTCAACAATATTTGCCAAGATCTTTGCAATCTCTTGGTTAATAACTGGAATGCGCTTTTTAATAATATCGTATGCGATGCCGTTTGGGTGCATGCATCGCAAAAATAAATCGCAAGCTGAATATTCGGTTAATAAATTCTGATGTTCTTCTTTTTGCTTTCTGATATTGATCAACTTCTGTTCAGCAGAGCCAATCTTTTTATATAAAGATATATTTTTTGTTTCGCACTTTTGTTTTTCTGCTTCTGTTTTCTTGATCTCTTTAATCACTTTATTTTTTCTTGACAATAAAACTTGTAGGTTTTCGATCACTTCTTTATTTTCGTTGTACTCTGCAATCTTAAGATCGTTCTCTCTCAACTCAAATTCCTTGTTGATCTTTGTATTGTGGGTTCTCTCAACTTTTATTTTAAGACTTGACACATCTTTCTGTAGAGTTTCGTACAGCTTTTTAATATTATTATATTGATTGAGTCTTATATCAACTTCGTCCAAATTCAAACTCTTGAATTCCTTGATGGTTTTCTTCAATTGAAATTCAATTGATGGAGCGTTCAGCACCGAGATATGGGCATCTTTAATAAATCTACAAGTAGGATGATCAGTTCCGCATGGAATACTAGAAAGAAGACTTTTCTTTTTGTCAATACCTTCCATCTCTTTCTTTAATATTTTCGCAGTTAATTTGAGACTGTCGGCTATTTTCTTTTTCTTAATTAAATCGTCTATGTCAATAGCACTTAAAAACTTTTTAGATTTTATAACAGTTTCTTCTTTTGACTTAATAATAACAGAATCGTTACTAATCGATTCTGATAGTAAAGAAATGTTTTTTAGTGTTTTTTCTTTGCGCTGTAGGAGATAACTAATATTAATGACCTCTGATGGCAGACTATCGATCTGAGACTGTAGTAATGACATGTCAGATATCAAAACTGATAATTTGGTTTCTAAGTTTTTACACTTTTTCTGATTAGTGTCCGACTGCCCTTTGCTTTCTGAAATCTGAGCTTTTGAAGTTTCAATCTCTACATCGAATTCTCTATTTTCATTCTTTTTAATTAAAGCTTTATACCCAACAAAGTCTTCCTTTGCTGCCTTGAATTTCTTTTCGAAAACAACCAGATCTAAGAATTTGGCTATAATCTCTTTTCTCTTAGTCGAGCCCTCATCGATAAACGAAAATGCGCCGTGCTGTGAGGCTAATGAGGACATTGAAAAATCGTCAACGGTACCGAAGTGCTTGCGGATGTTTGCGTCCGTCTGATTGCGTGTGGTGCCGTTTAAAGAGGTGGTCATCCCGGTGATCAAATCTGTCTTTTCAAAATTCAAATCTGTCTTAGCTTCAAGAGTCTCTTCGCCTTTTAGTTTTTTAATATATTTTTCTGATGTTCTTTCGATTTTATATAAATCTGTGCCAACTTCGATCTCAATATAACCAGAGCCGCATTGCATATTCTGATTAATAATATTAAGATTTTTGCGCTCATTCTTCGAAGTGGTATTATACATTGTATAAAGTGCCGCATCGATTACTGAACTTTTTCCGGAGAAGTTCTTGCCAAAAATTCCAATAATGCCGGATAGCTTATTAAAGTTAATATTATTGTCTTCTCCATAATTGAATAAGTTATTCCATTTAAAATCTTTTAATTTCCAATTTACATTTCGCGACACATCTTCTGAGGCTTCGATGATTTGATTATACTTCTTATTCAAATCATAAACTGATTGGATAGTATTGTCATCTGCTTCATATTCTTCAAGATACTCAGAAATAAGCTTTTCTTGTACTTTGGTATCTCTGAGATTTTCTGTTTTGAATTTGTCTTCAATCTCATTGACAGATCCGCGCTCTCCAGCGGCACGATTCAAGAAAGAAATACTTTCTGGCTTGAACTTGTGCATAGCGATATCAATTGCTTTACGCATCGATTGTAAAGGAAGATTGTTGTTGCTTACCAACCTTAAGCGTGCATTATCCGGCACTTCAAGATTTTTAGGCATTCTTCCTTTAGCTGTTAAGCTAATTGTAAAGAAAGGCTTTGGATTTCTGATTTCTATATGCTCTACATGAAAGTCCTTTTTATCTTTAATATGCCAGATCACAAATCCTTTGTCGTCTGTTTCTCCATGGTTTTGTTGCACAGTAGAACCGGCATACCAAATACGACCTTCTTTGTCCATTTGCTGACGTTTGTGAATATCGCCTAGCATAGCAAAATCAAATTCTTCGAAGATAGATATTTCATCTTCGCCAGAACTCATAGTCCAGTTCTTATCTGTTTTGCAATTGCTGATAGAGCCATGATACAAGGCAATATTTATTTTACTGTAATCGGTCGGCTGTGCCCAATTGTCCCGATCAAAAACAGATAAGACATTTAAAACAAATTTATTGTCTAAGTGTACCTCACCAGAATCTTTTAACAAATGTAGATTGTCTAAATTTAAAGCTCTCACAATCGGGCTCAGTGCGTCTTGCCGGCTGCTATTTTTTAGATTGCCATCGTGATTACCCAAGATGATATATGTCGGAGCTATCTCTGCCAGATTCTTAAAAAACTCAGAGCACATCTCAACAAACTCTGGAGAAATCTGAGTTTTAGTATGGGCTATGTCGCCAGTGTGGATAATATAATTAATATCATTTTGTCGTAGTTCTTCGTATAATTTATCAAAAACAATTTTATATTCATAATGATATTTCAAGTTCTTGATATGTGTATCACTAATATGCGCAAACTTCATTTATTCTCCTAAAAATTAACCCACCAGGATGTACGAGGCTACATCGCAAAATGTATAATAAGTGGCGAAGTAAACTGCTCGAAACATGATGATGGGGAAGCTGTGTAAGAATTTCTTCATATTATAAATATATCAGAAAAACCGGTAATTGTCAAGCTTTATTATTTTCTCAGCGCCTGTTTCCACTGTCCCGGTGTTGCGGAGTCTAGAAGACTTCTCATCCTCTCTCCATCAATAGATTCATAATCAGTCGCAAGGACTTCATCGATACTCAAAAACTGATTATAATACAACCAATTATAATATTCTCTGACAGTCAAGCCATTTTCTGGCAAAACATATTCCGGATCAGACATTAATGTATTAGGATTTATCATTAATATCCCCCTCTCTAATCCCTGCGCTGGAAGTTGCTGTATACCGGGAACGTCAAATGCTAAGTTAGCATCAATAAAACTGTCTTTGAACTCATCAAAAAAATATTTCATACTTTCTGATGCGCCGGCACCATCAGCAGATTTTGTAAAACTGACCTGTGATGAAGGCGGGGGAAATTTATTCCTACCATTGAGTTTATCATTATATGCCAGAACAGCAATTGAATAACTAGCCGGCAAAACTGTTATTCCTCTAGGGATTCCATGTTCATCTTTTTTAATCGAACCCGGAAGCTGCATCATGCTTCCTTCACCGCGAGCCCATCGGAATGCAGCCGGGTTATTAACGTATTCATTGAACTCTGAAGCTTTTTTATCAAAAGAATATGCCTTCTTATATTGTTCTTCAGCGTGTTTATTTCTATCTGCTGCTCGCGCTTCTTTATCGGCATCTACCATTTTACTTAAAGTTCGAGCACCGGTACCTACGGCTGCTGCTGCACCTACACCTTTTAAAAAATCTCTACGGGATCTTCCCGGTGGTTTAAATTTTTCATCATCTTGTTCTAAAAGCTTTTTTATAACCTCTTGTTTAATTATCTGCTTAAGTTTTGTTTTTGCTAGTTTCATGGTGTGAATCCTTCGGGCCAAACTGTGTCTTTGTCATGTTTAATATTTGATAGAACAGCATTATACAGATTAGCGCCTGTCAGATTAGCGCTTCTCAGATCAGCGCCTGACAGATCAGCGAATCCCAGCTTAGCGCCTGTCAGATCAGTGCCTGTCAGATCAGTGCCTTGCAGACCAGACCATCTCAGATCAGTGCCTCTCAGATCAGTGCCTCTCAGCTTAGCGTCTTCCAGATCAATGTTATACAGATCAGCGCCTTCCAGAACAGCGCCTTCCAGACTAGCGCCTGTCAGATTAGCGCCTGTCAGATTAGCGCCTGTAAGAATAGCGCCTGTAAGATTAGCGCCTTCCAGATCCTCGCCTTCCAGATTAGCGCCAACAAGAAAATCTTCCATGTCAACTTGCTTTGATAATTCAATCGCTTGTTGGTGACTGTTGTATTTGAAAAGCATTAAAAGTTTTTCTTTGTATTCGTCTTCTAGCGATTCTTTAATGATCTGCTTTAATATTGGTTTCGTTAGTTTCATGGTGTAAATCCTTCAGGCCAAATTGTGCCTTTGTCATGTTTAATATTTGATAGATCAGCGTCTGACAGATCAGCGTCTGTAAGATTAGTACGGTACAGATTAGCGCTGAACAGATCAGCGCCTTCCAGGTTAGCGCCTGAAAGATTAGTACCTTCCAGATTAGCGTATGACAGATCAGCGCCTTTCAGTTTAGCGCCTTCCAGGTTAGCGCCTGAAAGATTAGTACCTTCCAGATTAGCGTATGACAGATCAGCGCCTTTCAGTTTAGCGCCTTCCAGATTAGCGCCGGCCAGAATAGCGCCTGTCAGATTAGCGCCTGTAAGAA